ATTACCAAATGTCGCATCGACAGACAAAGGCATCCAGAGTCATAGCGTTAGGTCTGGTCTTAATTTTCTGGTGCAGTCTGCTGCTTCTGATATTAACCTTCTAGGCGCAATAGACATGAATGAATGGATCAAAGCAAACGGCAAGAAGGCTCGTATTTTCGCGCTCGTACACGATTCCATTCTAGCAGAAGTACCAGATCAAGAAGTTGAAGAGTACATGGAAAAACTAGCAAACTTCATACAGATGGACAGAGGTATCTCTATACCTGGTGCTCCAGTAGGCTGTGACTTTGAGATTGTTCATGAAGATTACTCAGGCGGAAAGTTCGAGAAAATGTATGGTAATCACATATCGTAACATAAGAACTGCTGTAGAATACCCAGTGTTTCTGCTCGGTGCAGGACACTGGGAGCTAATAGACGGATTACTGCTTATGGATGACAAAGTAATAGATGATCGTAATAAAGAAGGAAAAACTCTAGGAGCCAGAAGAATGCAAACTCCTCATAAGCCTTTGTTCCCTCTGAAGAAAATGGTCTCTTCTTACAATGGCATATTGAAACAAAAAACTAATTATTTTATAGACAATACAGGACAGCCTTTTTACTATGAAAAGACACGTTTTGCACAGCTAAAATACTTAAAAATTAAAAGAGTGGAGAAGAAAAACGTAGCTTCACTTGTATGGGTACAAGGACATAATACTCCTTTTACCGTTCCACGCCCTCCTGAAGATGGAATGCTTTGGGCAGGGGTTTTGCACTTACATGGACTTCCGTGGGTGCTTTATGAGTATTCAGAAGTGAAACTCAAAGACTCAAAAAAGAAAGTATAATATGGGAAAACGAAGAAAAAATCTTGCAGGAGTCAACTTTGAACTGCAAGAAATAGAACCTTTAACACGTAACCAGCTAAAAGCATTTGAATCTAATAAACACCTTGTTTTGCACGGACTTGCAGGGACAGGTAAGACGTTTATATCCTCATACCTAGCATATGATGATATGGCAAAAGGAGCCTTTCAAAAGCTAGTAATTATACGAAGTGCTGTACCTACAAGAGACATTGGATTCTTGCCTGGTACAGAAAAGGAAAAAGCCTCTGTTTATGAAGAGCCTTATAAAGATATTGCTAATGATCTATTTAGTAGAGGCGATGCCTACGAAATACTGAAACAGAAAAACTTAGTAGAGTTTATGACAACTTCATTTATACGAGGAATTACACTCAGAGATGCAGTTATTCTTATTGATGAGTGTCAAAATATGTCTTTCCATGAACTAGATTCTATTATTACTCGTATGGGTGAGAACTGTAGAGTTATGTTTTGTGGGGACTTCCGACAGGCGGATTTGAGAGGAAATGGTATAAAAGATTTCTTCCAAGTTCTAAAAAGGATGGATTTGTTCACTTTTATCGAGTTTGAGGTAGAAGATATTGTCAGATCTGACTTTGTTAAATCGTACATTATCGCAAAGAATGAATTGGAACTATAATGAGCAGAAAACAAGACTACGACTGGGATCAGATATCCGAGTGGCGTACTTCTTTAAAATTAAGTTATAGAAACCTCAGAAAAAAATGTTTAGAAGAGTGGGGCAGAACACCTTCCCTTTCGTCAATTAGTTACCATTATGGTAAGACAACAAAAAAGAAAGCTCAAGCAAGACAAAAACGTTATACAGAAGGGCTTAGAGGTCGGCTTTCACTTAAATTAAGAGATTTTAAAGCTAAAAAGATTAAAAACTACGTTTGGGAAGGCAACAAAAACAGCAATAACCCCAAAGAAAGTATACGTGTTAAAGTTAAAAAGTACAAAGGTAAAAAAATGACAAAAGAAATTGCAAGCAATATTGATACAAGCTACGGCATCCAAGACGTAATAACTTTTTTAACAGCGAAGCATGGACTTGATGTAGAGAATAAAACAGCAGTATCGGCCCTTACTGGAGAGATAGTGGACTTAACAAAAGAGTACCATCTAGACCACTGGGATAACAGTGCAGGCAATGCTTTGGAAAATATGTGTATTCTAACTCGCGAAGAAAATGAAATGAAAGGCGATCTGTCCATGGGACAGCTTTTAGATTTGTGTAGAAAAATCCTGGGAAGACATAGTTAATGAAAGCAGTCATAAGCCACAGAATATACATGGATTGTACCGAAGAAGTGCAGGAGAGAATCGACAAAGAGCTCACCTATACTATTCCTACGCACAATCCTCTTGATCCACCTGAGGTGATTAAGAATATGGGCATTATTCGTAATGGGCTAGTTTCATTACCAATAGGTCGTACGGATTTGATACCGTCAAACTACGAAATAGTCGATAGGCGAGTAAACAAGCCTGTAGAATTTCCCGAGTTTAAGTTTGACTTACGACCAAGCCAAAAAGCGGTTTATGACGAAATCGAAGATAATAGTATAATTAACGCATGGGTCAGTTGGGGTAAGACATTTACAGGTTTAGCTATTGCCGGTAAACTTGGTCAGAAAACACTTGTTGTTACCCACACTGTCCCTCTGCGTAATCAGTGGGCAAAGGAAGTAGAGAAAGTCTATGGAATTAAACCAGGCATCATAGGCAGTGGTCAATTTGATCTTGATGCTCCTATCGTAATTGGTAATACCCAGACTTTATACCGAAATGTAGACAAGATTCGTAAAGAGTTTGGCACTGTCATACTAGATGAGATGCATCATGTTAGCAGTCCGACCTTTAGTAAAATTTTAGATACAAATTACTGTAGATACAAGATAGGTCTATCGGGAACTATAGAAAGAAAGGATGGAAAACACGTTGTATTCAGAGATTACTTCGGTAATACTCTTTTCAAGCCGCCCAAAGAAAACTATATGACCCCTACAGTACACATTGTACCGTCTGAGATACGATTCATGGATGGAGCTAGAATACCTTGGGCTAACAGAGTTACAAAGCTAGCAAATGATGAAGAGTATAGACATACAATAGCACTTTTAGCCGCAGCTTATGCCGCTAAAGGACACAAAGTCTTAGTAGTAAGTGATAGAGTGAGCTTTTTGAAGGCTTGTTCCGAACTTACAGGAGACAAATCAATATGCGTTACTGGTGACGTGTCGCATGAAGATAGAGAAACACTCGTAGAGGAAATACTCTACGGAGATAAAAACGTTCTTTATGGAACACAGGCTATCTTCTCAGAAGGTATATCAGTAGACACACTTAGCTGTCTTATACTGGCAACCCCTGTAAATAATGAACCACTACTGACACAGCTTTGTGGACGAGTGATTCGGAAAAAAGAAGGTAAAATCGACCCTGTTATTATAGATATACATCTGAAAGGAAATACGGCTCGAAAACAAGCCTCCAATCGTGTTGGGTTCTATATGAAGCAGGGTTGGGACATGAAGTACCTTTAGAAAAATAATTCTTGACAAAATGGTAAAAAGGAAGTATAATAGTGCTCTTATTTGATTGGAAGAAGGTTTTTGATACGGCGCAAGGAAATATTGCTACTTGTAACATGATAATGGAAATGCTGGTAAACAGTCAGATCCCACGTAACAAGTACGACCCTATCTATAAATATTCTTATAAAGACTTTACAGGCGATAGTTTTCTTCTTCATGGAGAAATGCTTCTTTACAATTCTTATAAGTACACACAAAAAGAACTTTGCATATATTACGCACTGGCTTCTCTTAGAAGTACAGCGGAATATTTTGCAACACAAAAAACTACGCTAGATTCACTACATTGTCCTGTGCATCTAGATGAAATCAACGACAATAGGCTACTCATAGTATTACCGGACGAAATAACGTTCATCTATGAAGAAGTCCAACTGGAGACTATACACTAATGGCATTATCATTCAATAAGCAAACGGGCGGAGCCCAAAAATCCTCAATCTCAACTTTTCAGTATAAAGATGGCGACAACAAGATGCGCGTAGTTGGCGACATTCTTGCACGCTATGTTTACTGGATCAATGGCGAGAACGGTAAAAACATTCCTATGGAGTGCCTATCTTTTGATAGAAACTCTGAGCGATTCAACAATGTCGAGAAAGACTGGGTTCGTGAATACTACCCTGATCTGAAGTGTGGCTGGAGCTACGCTACTCAGTGCATCGACAACGGTGAAGTAAAAGTAGTAAACCTCAAGAAGAAGCTGTGGGAGCAAATCATTACTGCCGCAGAAGATCTAGGCGATCCTACTGACCCTGATACTGGCTGGGACATTTGTTTCAAGCGAGTTAAGACTGGCCCTCTGCCATACAACGTAGAGTATCAGTTGCAAGCACTAAAGTGCAAGCCTCGTGCTCTTACAGACGAAGAGCGTGAAGCTATTGCTGACCTAAAGTCTATGGATGACGTAATGACACGTCCTACTCCTGACGCACAGAAAGAGTTGCTTGATCGAGTTCGTAACCATGGTGACGAGACTGATGATGAAGCTCTTGACGCGGAGTTCAATGTAGGATGATTCTCTTTACGGCAGACTGGCACATCAAGCTGGGACAAAAGAACGTCCCAGTAAAGTGGGCTACAAACCGTTATCAAATGTTCTTTGACCAAGTTTACGAACTAGAAAAAGAATGTAATATGCACATAATCGGAGGCGATCTCTTTGATCGTCTTCCGAATATGGAAGAGTTGGAACTCTACTTCAGGTTTATTCGTGGAGTAAAGGTTCCAACTATTATTTATGATGGAAACCATGAAGCTACTAAAAAGAATAAGACTTTCTTTACTCAGCTAAAGCAAGTAAGTAGAGATATTAATCCTCTTATTCATATTGTAGATGTGTCTTATGTAGACCATGACCTAGGTTTCAGTATCCTACCTTACGCAGATTTGCATAAGAAAGGTGCCATAGATCATTTTGATACGAGCCGGCCTTTATTCACTCACGTTAGAGGAGAAATACCGCCACACGTTAAACCCGAAGTCGACTTAGACCTGTTTGAAGACTTCCCTGTTGTATTTGCAGGCGACCTAC